CCTTGGTATGGTTTTCCATCTGCACACGCTTATGGGAGTGTATCAGACCCAATCAACTCGCAAAGAGTAGCCCACATGAGGCTTAACGAGCGCAAGGATTCCGCTGGAAATGATGGTTTGTTCATCGAAGAGCTTCAGTCTGACAGGCATCAGACTGGAAGGGAGCGTGGATATGTCGGAGAGGAGAAATACAAAGAGCTTCCTGAAGATTATACCATCAAATCCGAGGATGGTAGATTTTGGATCATTGATCCACTAGGTAATCAGTTTACCTCAAAACAATACAGCCGTGATGGAGCCGTTAACGAGGGAATTAATGAATTAAACAATTTGGAGAGAGGAACAAATGTTTCTGCTATCCCAGACGCCCCCTTCCGCAAAGATTGGTCAGTCCAGATGTTTAAGCGAGCCCTGCGTGATGCTATCGCCAGCGGTAAGGAATGGGTAGGTTGGACTAGTGGAAACACGCAGGCCGAAAGATATGATTTAAGCAAACAGGTGAGGTTTATCGCATACAATAAAGTAGGAGATAAAATAGGAATCATAGCAAAAGACCATAATTTTCAGACAATAATTGCAAAATCATACAACCCTTCAGAACTTCCAGATGTTATTGGAAAAGAGGTTGCACAAAAGATTATTAATGGGGAAGGCACAGAGAAGAAAACAGAGCTTTCAAATGGTGATGTAATAAACATGAAGCACCTTTCTGGAGTTGACCTAAAAATCGGTGGAGAAGGCATGAAAGGATTCTACGACCAGATCCTTCCAAAAAAGATTGGCAAGTATGTCAAGAAGTGGGGAGCGAAGGTTGAGGAGGGCGATGTAAAAACTGATCCCAAGGAATATGACACAACCCCAATCTGGAAAGTTGCCATCACCCCTGAAATGCGTGAGAGCATCAAAAGGGGCGGTCAGATCCAGTTCTTGCCATCACGCGACGGCGAGGAGGAACGCATCACAGCAGCCACCTACACCAACCCTCGCACTGGAAAGGTTACCGAAGGTGCAACGCATCTTATTGCCAACCCCAACGCCCCACAGGAGGCGACTGACAGGGAAAGCCCAGCGTATGGATTCAAAACGAGTTCTGGGGGCATTGTAGACCGCGCAACGGCGTATCAGATCGCGAAGGACTCTGGTCAGTTGAAGGCTCCCACAACGGAGGAGGAGAAGTTCCATGCTGATCGCGGAATCCTGCACAGCGGAATGTATGAGCCGAAGGGTGACATCTCCTTCCCTCCCTCCGACGACGCGCACCGCGCCGCCGTCGAGTCAGGCGATACCGAGGAGGCGCAGAGGTTGGTGGATGAGGTGGCGAAGAAGGCTGGGTACACGATTGGGCCTCTGTGGCATGGAACTAGCGGAGATTTTTATGAGTTCCGACCTTCTGGAGATGAAAAAGCCATTTTCTTGTCCACCGACAAAAATGAAGCAAAAGCATTTGCTACAGGAAAAGGCGGAAAAGTAATGGGGCCATTGTATGTAAAAGCAACTGGGCCTGATAAATTGTACCACGCGACTGAAGAGCGTGAAGCGATTCAAAAAGCACGAAAAAAGGGATATACTGGAATAAAAGTCACCGATCAGTTGCCGTATTCAACATATACAATGAAACCACAAAGACAGATTGTTAATTACGCTGTTTTTGATCCCAACCAAATCAAATCCTCCGACCCTGCGACCTACGACAAAGACGGCAACCTAATCCCTCTCTCGCAACGCTTTAATCCAACAAGCAGCGACATCAGGTTCATGCCGTCCAGCGAACTTCCAAAGACCGAGGACGGCGCAGTAGACTGGGAGTCGTTCAAGGTTAAGGCGCAGGAGATTTCCGCACCGCTAGCGAACCTCGCTCCGCTGGGTGGCATTAGCTTCATGCCTGCGAAAAATCCAGCCGCAACGCAGACAGGATATGATGATACATATCTAAAGAAAGCATTAAAGGCTGGTAAAGATGGTAAAGTTGCTCTTACTCGACCAGTTCGTCCTGATGAGGCTTTGCCACTTCTTTCCCAACGCATTCCAATCACAGGTGACAATGAATGGTCATCATTCGCTTTTGACAAGGCTGGCAATGTCACTCTTTACAACCATGATGGAAATTCTGTGACATTCAAATACGATCCAGCTTTGTTAGCAAAACCTGTATTCAAGGATGCCGCCATAGAACACGCTGGAAAGGCTGTGCAATTAGCTATGGCTGATAGACACACCGCAACTGGTGGAGATATGGGAGGAATTCTGCACCCTTGGTTGTTGTCAAATATTAATTCCACAATCACTGGAAGCGATGGAAAAGAATATCGCGTAGTATGGGCAAACAATGAATGGAAGCCTGTTCTTTCAATGAAGAACAAAGCCAAGAAATGGGGTGCGTATGACCTCATGACTTATCTTATGGGAAAAGACTCCCATGCGTCTAATTCTCGCTCTGTACGAACTATTTCAAACGAGATTGAGAATGCTCCGATAACTAGGCAACAAAAGGATCTTTTCCTTGTTCTAGCGAACATTGGAATAACAAAGCAAAAAGCGGCTGATCAGGTAAAAAACATTGCAAAAGCAAACAAGAAAATTGCCAAGCATGAAAAGATCCTGAAAACAGAAACAGATGAAAAGAAAGTTAACGCTTCCACAAATGCAATTGCCGCAGCTAACCGCCAATTAGAAACAGCACAATCCAAGTTATCAAATCACATATTAAATGATGATCAAATGGCATTGGGTGCTTTGCTAACAAAGTACAAAACAGCATACACTGCATACAAAAATGGAAGCAGAAGTGAAGAAAGTTTCTTAAAAAATAAACAAGAATTAGAAAATTACAAAAAATCACAAGAATTTAAGAATCTTGTAAAAGACGTTCATGGCAAGCAACTAGTAAACCTTGATAAAACTTTCAAAGGAAGAAAGTCAGCCATAAAAGAAATGATGAATGTCAATTTAGATGGGTTTGATGTGAATCAAATCCTGCATGAGACATCTGATTTTGAAAATGGAAGAATCAATCATTTTGTGGGTAGCGTAGAGCTTTCAAGAAATCCTGACCTTATGGCGGTATATCTTGGAAACGATCCAAAACAAGCAAAACGCATGACCGCGCAGGAAGCGGCGGCGGCGGCAAAATTAAAGGCTGATCCAAACTTTGTTCCTCACGAAGCATACACATGGGCAATGCTTGGGCCAGTCGATGGGAATCACTTCCTAAATAGTGAACCAGCAACCCATCTTGAATACTTCCCTGAATTCAGAGAGCAATATGCCGCACTAAAAAAAGATGCTAAAAAGAGAAAAGCAATTTTGAATGGTAGTGAAACCACAATGATGGGAGCTATGCGTGATACGCTTGATATGCCGCTTGTAATGAAGAGCCTTTCTGATATAAAAAAATAACACCAAAATGAAGACAACTGATTATATTCAATACATAGAAGAGGCTGATCTCCCTGCCAACGAAATGGAGAAATTGGGATGCACAATCTATCCCTGCAATGATGGATCTTATTATTGTGTCGATGCAGATGCACCAGATGAGGCACATCAATTAGCAAATGGAGCTAGTCAAAATGACGATGCTTCAATTGAAGAAATTAACCAAACCTAACCATGCCACTACGCCTTTGCTCCTCCCAGAATTGTTTTAACCGAAATGTCTCCGCCGAGGTGAAGGCTGGTAAACCTGTCAAACAGGCCGTAGCCATCGCTTATTCGCAACAACGCAAGGCCAAATCGAAGGGCAAATAATTTATGGCAACTGACATTTCCCAGATTAAAGACCCCAGCGATGTGGTCGCCTTAGTAGTAGACAACGGACTTTTCGTAGAGATCGCCATCAAACTGGCGAAGACATATAAGCGAGTGCTGTACTATGTCCCTTGGGAGAGCGCGTTTGCCAAGATGAACCTTGGCATGATCGGCACTGGGCTTGAGGGCATTGAGGTTGTGGACAGCATCTATGGGCCTCACTTCGACGAGGTTGACCTGTTCGTGTTCCCTGACATTTACTTCGGATACGAGCAGGAGATGCTTGAGAAGATGGGCAAAGCCGTATGGGGGTCTCGCACAGGCGAGTGTCTGGAACTCAAGCGTGAGGGCATGAAGCAGATCCTGACCGCTCTTGATATGCCAGTGGGCAAGTACACGCACATCAAGGGAATTGCCAACCTGCGCGCCTTCTTGAAAGAAAACGAGGATGTCTACGTCAAGATCGACAAGTTCAGAGGCACATTTGAAACCTTTCATGCTCCAAACTACAAGGAAGTTGAGCCGAAACTGGACGAGGTTGAGTACAACATCGGCGCGTTCAAGCACACGATTGAATTCACCTGCGAGGAGGCGTTAAATGATTGCGTTGAGGTAGGAACAGATTGTTGGGTGATTACTGATGACAATGGACAGGCCCACTATCCACAACACACAATCAGCGGGATTGAAATCAAGGATGTTGGATTTGCGTCGATTTTCAAGAAGTACGCTGACATCCCAGAGGTTGTTACACGATTTAACGAGCGCATGAAACCAGTTTTCGCAGCCTACAACTGGCGCGGATTCATGTCCACCGAAGTGCGTATTGGAAAAGACATGAAACCATATATGCTTGACCTTTGTGGTCGCGCTCCATCGCCTCCAAACGAGTTGTACCAAGAACAATATTCGAACTTAGCTGATTGTATTTGGGCTGGTGCAAATGGAATTGTGATTGAACCAGAAGCAACGGCTAAATACGGAGCCGAGATCATGCTCCACTCCTCATGGGCTGACAAGGGATGGCAACCTGTAAGTTTTCCTGATGAGTTGCGTGATCGCGTCAAGCTCCGTAACGCCACGATGATCGACGGCGTATACTACGCCATTCCGCAAGCCTGTGGCCTACCAGAGGTAGGCGCGGTGATCGGACTTGGTGAGACACTCAAAGAGGCTCTAGATGACGCTGTAGCCAACGCAGAGCAGGTTACAGGATACTATCTGGAAGCCAAGATGTCTGCCATCGACTCCATCAAAGAAGAGTGCGAAAAACTTGAAGAACTTGGAGTTAATATGTTTGATACCAAGTAATGCGCACAAATGAAATTGATTACATTCCTTCAAAAGGCATAACTAGAGGAGCAATGCGAGAAGAACCCATGAAAAATGGGTTTATTCGTAAACACCTTAATGGAGATGTCAGAAAATCTGATGGCATGGTTTTTTATGCATATCGATTTAGAAATGGAAAATATCAAGAAAATTGGAGAAGTGCAGAATCTTTTCAAAAAAGCCTAAAGCATGATGTTGAGGCAGGGCGCATTTATAGAAAAATGAATCCTGAAAAAATAAAAAAATGCAATAGGAGGTGGGTAGAAAAAAACAGATTGAAATATAACGCTATTTCAAAAAAGTGGATTAAAAACAATCCTGACAAAGCGGTTGAGTTTGCAGGTCGCCGCCGAGCAAGAGAAATGAACGCTTGCGTAATGTTGCATCGTGATCAACAAAAAATTATTGATTCAATCTATGATTATAGTCAACGGCTTGCAAAATGCATGGGTATCAAACACCATGTAGACCACATCATTCCTATATCTCGCGGCGGAATTCATGTGCATACGAATTTGCAAGTAATACCTGCTTCATTAAATTGCAGAAAACGCAATAAACTTCCCCATGAAATCGCCCAAGCCACTTAACCCTCCTGATCCGCCTCGCCGCGAAGAGGACATGCCTCCGTACAAATGAGAATTGACATCAAAGCGGTTGATCCATCCGTAGTAAGATATTCTACAGCAGGCGACTGGTGGTGGAATGGCGATGGCTCCCTGCAAATCTCAGTACCTGAATATGGAAGCCGCAACAGCAGTTTCCTAGTCGCCCTGCATGAGATGGTCGAGGCATGGCTTTGCCGCGCCGCTCACATCACCGAGGAGGAGGTTCTCAAGTGGGATCTTGACCACCCCGACAGCGATGAGCCTGCGGAGGAGAAAGGCTCGCCGTACATTCATCAACACAATACCGCGCTTAAGGTTGAGAAGATTGTAGCGAAGGCACTGGGCGTCGATTTTGGAAAGCATGACCACTGGGTGGTGAACGCCGCCGCTGAAGTCGATAGGCATCTTGACAGCGGAGTACCTGTGGCTCGCATCACCAAGGAGGGGTCTCGCTACTGGACTGAGTTACACCTATTCGCACTTCGCGTGAGCGGCGAGAACCTGTGCCATGATTATTGGTTCACCGAGTGGATGAAGTCTTTACCATTTGAGGGATGCCCATGCGAGCAGCACCTGAAAGATTTTGTGCGGAAGAATCCTCCTGATTGGAACGACTTTTTCAAATGGTCTGTGGATCTCCATAACGCCGTAAACGCACGAATTGGAAGGTTGACGATTAATGTTGAGATGGCGAAAAAGATGTGGGTGGATCGTCAATTCTGACGGCGTGACTGGCTACAGAGCCAGTGTTCATGAGGCTCAAAATAATTGTTGACGAATCATCGGTTGGGTTATAGGATGGTTGTGTAGTAAGAAATCCAACACACACCAAACACACATGAGCTACCCAACACACCCCTACGAAGTAGAAATCCACGATCAAGACGGCTATGCAGATTTAATTCAATCGTACCGCACAGAAGCGCAGGCGATTGAGTCCATGCCATACCACATTGCCAAGGCGCAGGCAGAGGCTGTAGACCATCCAGAGGATTACGCTGGATGCTTCTTCAAGCTGGTCAAGCATGAGGTGGACGGCATGAGCGAATGGCGTGAACCCATTGAAAGTTTTCAAATTTGATTACCGCCATGTACACATTTATATCCACTAAAAAACAACTTGATATGTTCAGGAAGCGGAATGAGAAAAAGCGGCAAGCAAGGATTGCAAAAGCCGAAGCAATGGAAACTGGATACCGAGAGCGTATCTTTGCAAAGCTAGATTGCCCTCCACCACCACAACCCAAACCGATCAAGATCACCTTATACGCTGACGCTCTTCTGCGGAGGCATGAACCATTACCAGCACAGGTTAAGCCTCGTCAGCAGGACTACAGCGACCACCAGTTCGAGCCGACCTACATAGGGCACCTCTGGGAGCCTGCTGGAGAGCGCAGATTTGAGGATTTTGAGAGATCCTACAACGGAGTGCAGCGCAAACTTGAAACGGGCAACCTGACGCACGACCTGACAACCTTGATTAGGACGCGAGGGTAAGGTATCATGACGCCATGCTGATAATGCTTGATTGTGACACAGAGCCACCTCCCTCAGTCCCTCCGATTGAGAGCATGGATCAGTTTTATAATTTTGTGGTCAAGGACATCGCACGCCTACAATTCTACAAGGTCTCAAACGCTAGATACATGGAGGGGAGATTTTACGCAGAACTCAACGCCACTGAGGCAGGGTGGATTTGGAACCTGTGCGAGATTCAGGAGGCCATGCCATGAGCTTTAAGAGGGTCTGTAGCGCGTTGATCAACGGAAAGCGATGGCAGATAGGGTTTGGCGTTGCTGGCGTCGATAACGACGGCCTGTGCAATTACGACAAAAAAAAGATAATTGTGAAGGCGGCGCACAATGGTCGCACTAGAACGCTTGAGGAGGTGACCATCCATGAGATTGCCCACGCAGTAATGCCACAGATCGATGAGCCAACAATTTTGCATCTTGCGGAGGTGTGTGCCGTGGTGCTTGAGAAGATGAAATCCGCAGAAGGCAGTAAATAAGCGGCTCCAGAGGCCATAAAATTATTTTCACTTTTTTTAATTTTGCTATTGCAAAACCCAAGCGATAGTCCATAATGATCCTATGAATCGAATCCAAATATACCCAGCAGGCGGAAATATCACCGAGCATCCATTCTATCGCAACCGCTCAGAATGGGCGTTCCTTACGCACGCCATGATCGACGGAAAATACGGATGCAAAATCTCTGGAAACTACCTCTGTCACGACACCTCTCTGGAAGATCAGAACGGACTGCCAACCTGCGTCACCTGCGCCAAGAAAGTTATCAAATCCAGAAAAATTTCCTAACCAACAACCAACACACACAACCCACACACACATGACATTCGAAACCTACATCACGATTGCCAGCACCCTCCGCGCTTCAATCCAAACATATTGGAAGAGGCGTAATACTGGAACTTTAGCCCATAACGCATGGGTGCGCATACAAATCAAAGACGCAGTAGAAGCATTGCGTTTCGTTCGCAACTCACCAGTCACCTACTAACCCACATCCAACACACACACCCATGACATACACCGAACACGAACAATTCGCCGCCGTTGAGCAAACTTGCGACGAGATCCGCAAAGAAAACGCCGACCTGCGCCTGTATATTTCTGAACTGCGCCAGCACATTGATGAGTTGAAGCATGGACTTGGTTACCTTTACAAGCTCAACTCCTTTGGAAAGACCAAAGAGTTGGCAGATACCATTGAGGAGCTACGCAAATGAGTTTGTCACCACTAGATCGCCAGTATCTCTCGGAGGCTAATGAAGCTAGAGATCAGGATATGTACAAGCACACTCCGTTCAAATGGAGTGGACTATCACCTCGCGGACAGGCAGTTCAAGACCTGCTAGATGACGGCTGGGAGGCACATGACTTCATTGAGCCTGCACCTGAAGAGGAGGATCAATGAACACCCCAAGGTTCTCACTCACCGAAGATCAGTGGGATCTGCTTATGGTCACACTATTAACAGATGCCGAAGATTCCGCTAAGTCAGGATACAAGGGCGACAGGGAAGTCGCTCGTCGCCTGACAACCATCATCCACAAATTCATCCAGTACAGAAAACTCACCAACCAATGAACACACAAACTGCCCAGTTACTCAGCACCATAGAGTCCCTCCTTCACAGCCAAGTCAAAATGGCTGAAGTGCATGGACTAGAAACCCTGCCGCATATCAGCGTGGCTCGCGCTCGCACAATCTTAGCCGACATACGAGCCGTGAAGACCGATGCCAAGCCGCCCAAAAGCGAACCTACCTACTTTAATCGCTTGGACAAAATTCATGCTTGACAAAGCTGTCAAAGTCTCTAAACCCAACCAGATGGAAACACATCCATATACAACAGGCAGAGACGAGATGCGTGAGCAAATAATTGCTTTCGTGTACGAACGCTATTGCTATTACAGAACCTTTTTCGGAAGGGAATCTGCAACGGCATTAGAGTTAAAACAGATCATTCTCGAACTGCGAGAAGATCAAGCAAAGGAGCAGGAAAAGCTAACCTCAACCGCTACGGATGAATGATCTCTGGAGGCCAACAAGCATCCCTATGGGCTGGAGTGCGGCGTACAAAAGCCTCTCTGCTCAATGGACTCTTGTTTGTCCTCATGGAAAGAGCCACCCTCATCCAGACGATCCTAACCTGAAAGGAGACGGCATCCATGCCTGTGATGGGTGCTGTTCAGAATTCAAAGAGTTCTCAATCAACCCCATAAATAAATACAATGAAATCGATATACAACGGCGAGTCACCATGCATCCCACACATCTGGGTAATGCTACAAAACCTTGACAAGAAAGGGTTATTAGTTCGTAAATTAAAAACTGCGGTAATTCTGCCGCCAAAAAATCAAAATAATTTATGTCTAAAGAACCAGTCAACCACCCTGCCTTCCCTGTCTCAGCATACGCTGGAGACAGCACAAACCCTCCAGTGCGTCCCAATAGCGGCATGAGCATCCGAGACTACTTCGCATCCGCCGCCTTGGTTGGACTAACGACACCTGCTTCAGCAGGCGACCCAGAAGCCGCCGCTGAGAACGCTTACGCGATTGCTGATGCAATGTTGCAAGAGAGGTTGTACACTACCCGTAAATAATATGTGGCATCACAACCCAAAGAATCCATTACAGGTAAATAAACCAAAAGCTCCCGCCAAGCCTGCGGCTCTCAATGCCAGCGCAGAGGAGCCTAAGCCATCGACCTCATCGATCAAGTTTGCCACGCCTGAGATTCGCGTCGGCCTGAACAGCGCAAAGTCATCCATGCCTACCAGCGTAAAAGTTCCGAAGGTATCCACCCCCAAGATGCCCAAGGATAAAAACGTCATCATTCCAAAACCTAAAAAAATGCCAAAGCGAAAGCTAATGGCTTAACCAAAAAAACAAACACCATGTCCGAAGACATCATCATCGAAACCACTGACGCGCCCACAAATGTCGTAGCTATGCCTACGCCTGAAACCGCCGAAAACGCGCCTACAGAGGCTCCTGCGGCTTCTGAAGCGGCATCCAAGCCTGAACCAAAGAACATTCAGGAGTTGATTGCCAACATCGACATCAAGGGAGTCACCGAACATGAGATCATCGTTGACCTCATCGCTGGCATCCAGCAACTCGCTGTTCGCGGAACCATCGCCCTTGGACTGCTTGAGCGCATGGCTGCTGCACAGGAGTCCGCTGATCCTGCTCCTGAAACGCCAGCCGCTGAGTAATGAACACTGGGAAGTCAAATAAAGCTCGTTCGGCATCGCCGTCGGATGCCGCGAGCCGATTGACTGCCTCAAGATCCCACGCCGCTCCGAAGGCTCCTAAAGGGGCTAACGGAGAGACTGGGTATGTGGGAATTAAGCGAAAGGTATTTATCCTCCGCCGCCACAACCTATCATCAAACCAATAAATACATGGACGACATTGTCAACCACCCACCACATTATACCTCGCACCCCAGCGGAATTGAAGCCATACAGGTCACTCAGCACATGGGGTTTTGTTTGGGCAATGCCATGAAATATTTATGGCGTGCTGGGAAGAAAGACCCAGCGGCAGAAATTACTGACCTGCGTAAGGCGATCTGGTATATTGAGCGTGAAATCCTCCGCCTACAAACTCCAAATGGAAAATAAAAACCCCCACCTACAGCGTCTCATCAACAAGACCGAGACCTATCACGAACTCATGAACAGCCGCATCTCTCCCAAGAAGCGCAAGAGCCTGCATAGCAAGCTGGGCGGTATCGCAAAGGGGATGAAGATCAAGCCAGCCGACATGAATGACAAATGAAAAAGGGACTCTGGAACAACAGCTATTGCGCTCGCAGTGCAGGACAGATGAAAGACCACCCTGCTGCGGCCCATGATCCAAACTCCCCACTGCGCCTGAGTCGTAAGAAGTGGGCGTGCATCGGCAAGCGATCAGCGCGATGAGCGAGGCGATACCAAAGAACCAATTCGGATGGGGCGGCGGCAAGGGTGACTATGAGCGTCCAGTCAATCGTCGTTTGTTTCGAGAGAACATTGAGAAGATCAAGAAAGGCCCAATGCGCGG